TTACTAGCACCATCTGTTAACCATATTTTTCGGGAAGTACCTTTTTTAGTCTTATGTTTACTGTTAATTAATTTACCATCGCAATACCGCTTAACAAAATATTGCCAGTTTTCGGCTATCGGGCTTTTAATTATCTTGAGTAAATTAAAAAAATCCATTGGTCTATTGGCTATTGGGGTACCTGTAAGTAACCACACTCGATTCGTTTTTTCAGCTAACTCACCCACAATTGCACCTCGTTTCGAATCTTTATCCTTGATGTAATGAGCTTCATCTACAATAATCAGATCAGGGTTTAGACCAACTAATTGTCTTTTGATTAAAAAATAAGGATTCTCAGCTAATTCAGCACTCCCATCACCAAGTGTGTGATAATCTTTTAATATATCGAAATTGATGATATTGAATTTATGGGGGTATACATCGTACCCGGATATAATTGCTACATCATCACAAAAAATCTGAATTTCTCTTTTCCAGTTTATTTTTAATGAAGCTGGACATATAACTAAAACTCGTTCAGCACCTATAGCTAGTGCCGCCATAATCGACTGTGCTGTTTTAGATAATCCCATATCATCAGCTAAAATAGCACCACTCCGGCCAGCTAGAAATTTAACACCTGATTTCTGGTGATCATACATTTTATACCCTATTTTATTGAATGATTCTTCAAAAGGGGTAAAATCAATATCAATCTCAATCGGTGTAAAATAAGGGTCGTCTACTACTTGAGTTTTAGGTAACCAATACATTTTAGAGTGTTGATTCCTTTTGATTTTACCTAAAATATGGTATGCTTTTTCTGTTTCAGCTAAAATATATTCCACAAGAACTCTCTCAGGTGTAAATGTTAATTCTTCACTTGCTTGTAATGATTCAGCTAAAAAATTGGTTATTCTAAGTGCTCTATTGATTGGGATTGGCTCCTTAGCTGCATTCTCCTGAAGGTATTGACTTTGACTATCAGTTAATACCAATTTTGGGTTATCCTTGTACTCTTCTTGTAACTTCAGGATATAAGGGTTTAACCCCTTATAGTGTTCTAGGAGTTTTATAGATTTTAGCTTCAATAAATCACTTATTTGTATCACTTTTTCTAATTAAAAAATATGATTATTATAATGTTTTGATCACTTAAAGTCAAGTGGTTGTAATAGTCATCATATTTATTGAACATGGGTGAGAATAACCGTAATATGCCGATTTCAAGAATGCGAATGTGGACTGATGAATTAGAATATCAGTATCACATTGAATTGGCTAGGGAAGCCATTGAAGAATATAGTGATTTCAGGGTGATATTATACCAAGTGGATAGAGAAAAGAGTGAATTTGATGATATCTATAAGGAATCGACTAAAAATGGTATACGTTTCAGACATCCGGTAGAATTACGGGTTCGTCTAGGGATTATGGATTCTGACAATAAAGCCTATACTGAGAGTATTGGTGCGGCCAGACAATTAGAAGATGGTAATCTTGTTTTTACTGTTTTCGAAGATCAACTAAAAGAATTGAAGGTTGATATAAGGTACGGTGACTATATAGCACTGCCGGTTGATGAACATACATTGAGATATTTTTCGGTGTCTAATGATGGTATTAAGAATTATTCATCTGGAAAATTAATGTTAGGTTATAAACCAGCATTTAGAATAATCGAATGTACACCAGTCGATGAAGATGAATTTAAAGGTAAATAATGGGAGTTCCAAAAAATTTCAGAAATAATATAAACGTCAATAGAATACCGGAAGGTGTCGAATTGAGAGGTAATATGGTAAAAAATATTGCCAATAAAGGTACGTTCCTACCTAAGGGTATATTAGAGGCTGATATGGACCGGGGTTTCATAAATTTTGTGAAAGATAATATGTGTCCAACCATTGATGGACAAAAAGTAATATCATCCTTCTATACGTTGCAGAAGTTTCAGGAGTTTACACAAAATTGGTTGAACACCGACAAATATAGGAATCAAAAACTACCATTTATTTCAATTGTGAGGAGACCTGATATTCAGCAAGGTACTAATCATATTGGATATTGGAATATCCCGGGTTTTAAGACTTATACCTATTACAAGGTGGCAACAAAACGAGGTGATAAAGAAGGGGTTGATTTATATAAAATCCCACAACCGGTTGCAGTTGATTTAACTTATGAGGTTAAATTCTACACTGATAAGATGAAACATCTTAACGAAATGAATACCTTGGTTAGTAAACTATTCAGTAGTCGACAATTCTATATATACATTAATGAACATCCAATTCCATTAGTTTGTGATGGTATTGGTGATGAGTCTAACCTTAGTGACTTAAATAGTAGGAGATACTATGTAGTAACTTATGAAATTAAGATGTTAGGTTATTTGTTGGACCCAAAGGATTTTGTGGTTAAACCGATGATCGATACATTACAATTGGATGTTGATATTATTGATTATACCAAAGTTGATACAGGTGTTTTATCAGTTGTTGAAGAAAGTAAATCGGTCACCTATAATTTTATATTCAAAGAAAAAGCTTCAACTGAGTTTTATTTCATTAATCAACATGATTCTATTTTTACCCAATTATTGAATATCGTGAATATTTCAAGGATTACCATCTGGAATAACAATTTAATTGTGTTTGATGGTGTAACAATGGTTGATAAACTTACTTTTTCGAGTAATGATAATATTCGGATTAAGATTTATAAAAATGATAATAATATTAGTGGTGCGTTCCACTTAGTTGGTTATACAATTTAAAGAAAATGAATTCTTGCGGTAACGGAAATATTAATGAGACTTTTATAATCATGGGTGATACTGGTAATACTGGTAATACCGGTACCGATATCTTTTTGACTGGTGGTTCATATAGTAATGGGGTACTTACTTTGTATAATAATAGTGGTTCATCTGTGAATGTAACCGGATTCTATACCGGAGCAACAGATGTTTTTGTAACTGGTGGTACTTATTCTAATGGTACTTTAATCCTTAGGAATAATACTGGTGGTACTTCAACAATTTCTGGATTTTATACAGGTGCAACTGATGTATTCGTTACCGGAGGTACTTATTCCGCAGGAACAATAACACTTCAGAATAATACGGGTGGTACTTCAACTATTTCTGGTTTATATACTGGAAATACATTAACATGGTCGTTAACTGGTAATACAACTGGTAGTAATTCCGGATATTTTTTAGGAACATTAGGTAATGATGACGTTATTATTAAAAGAAATAACTTTGATACTCTTCATCTTTATAGTGATGGTAATATTGGTATTGGGGGATATAGTTGGACAAATGCTTTCGTTAGTGGTAGATCACATTCAAATAGTATTGTAATAGGGTCTGGTGCAGGTAGTGATTCAACGGGTTATAAGGAAATTAATATTGGTTATAATGCTGGTATACAATCTAACTCAACTTCAAGCATTGCAATTGGTCAAAATGTGGCTCTATATTCAACATTGAATGAGTCAATCATTTTAGGGTCAACCGCTGGTTATTATTCTAATATATTAAGATCATTTGTTGCTGGGGGTTTTGCTGGGTCTGGTTCAAATATTACTGAAGGTGTTGTGATTGGTTATAATGCTGGTATAAGTGGTAGAATATATAGTCTTGGTGATTTAGCTATCGGCAGATTTGCTGGTTATCAAACTCAAATTTCAGGTGGGTTATTCTTAGGGTCATTCGCTGGTTGTTATGCTTCAGGTTTTAGCCCTACTTTTATTGGTAGTTCTGCTGGTTATAGTTCAAATACTAATACCGCTGTTTTTATTGGTGAAAATACCGGTAGAGATTCGACTGGCGGTTTTAATAATGCGATTGGTTCAAAAGCCTTATCAGGTAATACTGGTAGTTTTGTTGAAGCTATCGGTTATCTAGCTGGAGTTAATAATAGTCACTCATCTGTTGTTTTATTGGGTGCAGGAGCTTCTGCTACATCTGATAGTCAATTGGTTATCAGTAATATTATTAACAACATTAATGTAAAAGGTTTTGTTACTGGTGTTGGTTATGTATTAACTGATACGAATGGTGATGGAATTCTTACATTAAAACCAGCTCAAACTGCTTCAGGTCAAACAATAACTGGTGGTACAATGTTAGATAATATCTTGACGCTAAGAACAGCCTCAGGGTCTTCAATTAATATCCCAATAAATAGTTTTACTGGTTTAACGGTATCCGGTAATGTTTTAGCAAATTCAATATCAGCTAATACTATTAGCGGTTCAACTTTGTATGGTAATGGTAGTAATTTAACTGGTATACCTAATACATTTGTAACCGGAGGTACTTATTCTGCTGGAACCATAACATTAAGGAATAATACTGGTGGGACATCAACAATCTCAGGCTTATACACCGGAGCGACTGATGTTTTTGTAACTGGTGGTACTTATACCAATGGTACAATAACGCTCAGAAATAATACGGGTGGAACTTCGACAATCTCAGGTCTATACACCGGAGCAACCGACGTTTTTGTAACCGGAGGTACTTATTCTGCTGGAACAATAACATTAAAGAATAATACCGGTGGGACATCAACAATCTCAGGCCTATACACTGGTGCAACTGATGTATTCGTTACTGGAGGTACTTATAATCTTCAAAATGGTATAATCTCTTTAAGTAGAAGTGATGATTCTACCGTACAAATATATGGTCTATTACGTGAAATTGACGTATGGACAACTACTGGTAATACCTTAAATGGTAGTGAAGTTTTAGGTTCGATAAATGATGTTGATTTAAGGTTAGTTAGAAATAATAAAACTAGTGCGTTATTTAATACTAATCACTTATTGTTAGGGTACTCAGTTGCTGATAATTTTGATATTAATAGTTTAGGGTTACCATCAGTATTGATAGGTAATAATAGTTTTTCTAACCAAAACGGTCTTTTTTTTGGTAGTGTTATTGCTATTGGGGAAAGTGCTGGGGCTAGGGACGACGCTGGATATACAATACAGGGTGATTCTATATATATCGGTCAAAACGCTGGTAAAAATGACAATGGTTTAAGTAGTAATATAATTTTAGGCCATCAATCAGGTGTTAATAATTCATTTGCTGATATTATTATCTTAGGTAATTCAGCTAATGCAAACAATAATGGACAACTAGTTATTTCAGATAATATCACTGAAATAAAAGCTGTTGGTATCCCAAGTGGTGCGGGTTATGTATTAACTGATGTCATTGGTGATGGTATTCTTACCTTACAGCCAGTGTCAGGTGGTGGTAGTGGTGATAAATATATTACTGGCGGTACTTACACTAATGGGTCATTAAACTTATTGGATAATTCAGGAAATACCGTTACTGTAAATGGTTTTTATACCGGTGCAACTGATGTTAGAGTAACTGGAGGTACTTATTCTGCTGGAACAATAACATTAAAGAATAATACTGGTGGGACATTTACCGTAACTGGATTATACACAGGAGCAACTGATGTATTCGTTACAGGAGGAACATATTCTGCTGGAATAATAACGTTAAGGAATAATACCGGTGGAACATCAACAATATCCGGTTTATACACCGGAGCGACAGATATATTCGTAACAGGTGGTACCTACTCAGCCGGTACGTTAACCTTACGCAATAACACCGGGGGAACATTCACAGTAACCGGATTATACACCGGGGGAACTGATGTTTTTGTAACTGGTGGAACATATTCAGCCGGTACGTTAACCTTACGCAATAACACCGGGGGAACATTCACAGTAACCGGATTATACACCGGGGGAACTGATGTTTTTGTAACTGGTGGAACATATTCAGCCGGTACAATAACGTTAAGGAATAATACGGGTGGGACATCAACAATCTCAGGTCTATATACTGGAGCAACAGATATAACAATTACTGGTGGAACATATTCGGCGGGTACACTTTCTTTAGTTAATAATACCGGTGGAACTATTAGCATAAATAATTTTAATACTGGTACAACAGTAACTGGTTTAACTTTTAATAATAACATCCTAAGTGTTTATAAAGAAAACGATGGTATATTAACCACATTAATAAACAATTTTTCAGGTATAACAACACCTACAATTACATCGAATACTGGGGGTACCTTAACATTTTATGTTGGTACTGGTGGTACTACTCAAGCTTTAACATTTAATTCATCCGCTGCTGCAACATTTGCAAGTTCGATTACTTCCGCTAGTAATATTATTGGACTTAACGTACTTTCTGATAACCTTGTGAGGGCCGGTACTGATAGTTCGCTGCAAATTCGTGGTAGGTTTAATATATATGCTAAATCAGATTCATCTGTTTTGTTTCAAAATGGTTCGTCAAATGATACCATACCTCGTTTAGTATTCGGTCAACAAACAACATCGTATTCTTCAATGCGTGTTACTGGTACCACAACTGAATTTAGGTTAGGTGATGATTCTGCTGATGCTAGTATTTCTACCGGGGGTATAAACATTGGGTATGTGACTAAAACAGTGGCTTATACAGCCTCAACACATGATACCACTATCGATTGTACTTCAGGAACTTTTACTGTTACTTTGCCAACAGCCGTAGGTAGACAGAAAAAAGTTTATATTATTAAAAATACTGGTGCTGGTACAATAACCGTAGGAACTACCTCATCACAAACGATTGATGGGTCGACAACTAAGAGTTTGTCAACTAATGCTTGGATTATGGTTCAAAGTACTGGTGCTAACTGGATTATCATTGGTTAAACTATAGTAGACTTTTAGTTGAAAATTTCATATTTATAAAGGGTGATTGAGTTTTACACCCTTTATAAATAAATTTTCAATATGGCAAGTAAAGTTTTCGTAAGTCCCGGAGTTTATACATCAGAACGAGATATTTCTTTCGTTACCAGACAAATTGGCGTTACATCGCTCGGTGTTGTTGGTGAAACACTCATGGGGCCAGCCTTCCAACCAATATTTGTTAGTAATTTCGGTGAATTTACTTCATTTTTCGGTGGTAAGGATACAACAATAATAAAAGAAAATGGTGCTCCAAAATATGAATTACCTTACATTGCTGAATCATTCTTAAGCCAAGGTGATCAATTATTTGTAACTCGTGTTCTTGGTTTATCAGGTTACGATGCAGGTAAAGCATGGGGTATTACCCTAGATAGTGCGTTGGATGTATCTACTATTGCGACTACTATTTCCGCAACAAATAAGACAACACTTATCAGTTTTACTGCTACTACTGGTGGTACTAATGTTACTTTAACCAGCGGTGAACCTCTTATTCAATCATTAATCAACGACGGTACCCTTACTTCAACATTAGCATTTTTAGGTTCCACTTCTACAGGTGCAACTGCTAGTACTTCAACAGTTTATTTAAAAACCGGAGCTAATTTTAGTGGTGTATCATTCACATTAAATGTTACAGCAAAAGGTACTAACGCTGGATTCATAACTGGTAGTACTTCTGGTGTAACAACTTATTATTCTGGTACTTCATTCACTGATGTTGAAAATACTATTGTTGCGCTCTTACGTTCAAGAGGTTCTGTAAATTCTAGCACACAGGCCGTTGATTTTGAATTAAGTGCTGGTACTTCAGTTGGTATATTGGCTAGTGATTCAGCCGCAACTACTGATTACTTAGCTTCATTCACTATAACTGGTAATTCAACGGTACAAGGTGTAGTGAATTATAATGTTTCATTAGATAAAACCAAAAAGAATTATTTACCTAAAGTTCTTGGAAGATCAGTTCAGGATGGTAAGGCTGCAATGTTTATTGAAGAATTCTATCCTAACTTGATTTCAAACTTCGCATCAGATGAAAAAATTCGTGGTATTAAACTGAACCTAATTCAGTATAGTAACGAATTCTTCAATTATTTGACTGAATATAAACCCGCTGTGACTCCATATGTTGTTTCTGAATTACGCGGTAATAAAGTTCTTAGATTATTCCGTCTATGGACAATTTCCGATGGTAATGCAGCTAATGAACAATTTAAAATTTCAATACTGAATATTAATCCAGATACATTAGAATTTGATATTCACATACGTTCATATGGTGATACTGATGCTAAACCTGTTGTTTTGGAATCATTCTCTCGTTGTACAATGGACCCATCTTCTAAGAACTTTGTGGCTAATAAAATTGGTACACTGGATGGTCAATTCCCGAGTAAATCTGTTTATGTTTTACTTGAACTGGATGATGCTGCGAATACAAGTGATGCATTCCCAGCCGGTTTTGAAGGTTTCCCAACAAGAGATTTCCAGATAAACTCAAATACTTCAGTTGTTAATCCAACAATGTTGTATAAAAAAGCTTATAATAGTTTTGAAAATAAACGTAAAGCTTATTTGGGTCTTTCAGATACAGTTGGTGTTGATTCAGACGTATTTGACTATAAAGGTATTCCTGATAGTTCAACACTTGATTTGTGGACAGGTACAACCAAAGGATTCCACATGGATGTTCAAGCAACTGCTGTTACAATAGACAATATCAGTGTTGTTATTAATGCATCAGGTGATACTTATTCTCCAGTGTTCTCTTTTGAAACCGGTGAAGATGAATTTAAAAATACTACTGATATGGCCAATGGTCCTTATGAGAAATTATATGCTCGTAAGTTTACTTTTGCACCATACGGTGGATTTGATGGTTGGGATATTTACAGGACTAGAAGATCAAATTTGGATAATTTCACAATCAATGGTACTAAAGGTGCTGCTGGTCTTCTTTCCGGAGCTTTCCAGAATAGAACTGTAAGTAACGGTGATCGTGGTATTAACTCTGATTACTACGCATATTTGGAGGGTATATATACATTCAATAACCCTGAAGCTGTTACACTTAACGTGATTACTACACCGGGTATTGATTCATTCGATAATAGTAACCTGATTGATGCTACAATCGAAATGGTTGAGGAAGAACGTGGTGACTGTGTATATCTGTTTACTACTCCTGATACTGATACCGGTGGTGAAGTTATGTCTGAACAGGATGTTGTTGATTCCTTAGATGGTGAATTCGATAGTAACTATTCAGCTACATATTGGCCATGGATTCAGAAAAACGATGTTGATAATAACAAATACATTTGGTTACCACCAACTGCTGATGTTGTTAGAAATATGGCTTTAACTGACAAGATTGCATTCCCATGGTATGCGGTTGCCGGTATTGGACGAGGTGATGTTATTGCAACTTCTATCCGTAAGAAATTAACCAATCCACAACGTGATATCTTATATGCCGGTAGGGTAAACCCTATCACTTATTTCGCTAGTGATGGTTATAAAATTTGGGGTAACAAAACAATGCAGATTAAAGAATCTGCTTTAGATCGCTTGAATGTTAGACGTATGTTACTTCAGGCTCGTAAATTGATCTCAGCGGTTGGTTTGCGACTATTGTTCGAACAGGATGATGCTATACTTAAAAATCAGTTCTTAGGTTTGGTTAACCCGATATTGGATAGTATCAAATCTCAGAGAGGTATCACTGAATTTAAAGTTGAAGTTAGTCAAACACCTGAAGACCTTGATCGTAACGCAATGGTTGGTAAAATACGTATTAAACCAACTAAAGCACTTGAATTCCTTGAAGTTGAATTCGAGGTCACTAACCAAGGTGCTACCTTCAGCGATATTTAATGTAAAACCTATGAAAAACAAGATAAAAGTGTGGGGTTAATACCCACACTTTTTGTTATATATTTATGGATATGAAAATTCTTATTACAGAAGGACAGTTAAATAGGATTAGGGAAAAATTACGTAATGAAAAACAATTCATTATTGAAGAAGCCTCCAATACTGAGTTGGGGTTCATTAGTATTTTGAAATCTACTCAAGGTAAAACGCTAAATGGTTTTAATAAAAGTATGGCTGATAAGTTTTTGTCTTCTCCGCAAAACATTAATACTCTTGGGGTAATATTATCAGATAAACTAAGATTAAGTGGATTGAAAGAAAAACTAAAGGAACTTGGTTTTGATAATATAGATGAATTATTAAAGCAAAATTCTGTGAAAATAGTTGATAAATTTAATGAAATCAGCACATCCGTTAACGCCAATAAAAAATTAGATGTTAATGTGATTAATTTACTAAGAGATATCGATTAAAGTTCGCTTACTATATCATATGTTATCTCAGCGGCACCTTTAATTCCGTATCGTTCATTCCATTCTGAATAGCTAATATTCATATCAAAGAGTCGATTCATAAACATACTGTATAATCTTCTTTTGGTTACGGTAAATCCTGACGTATTATCCTTTATTATTGAATGAATTATCCCACAACGTTCCAATCCGGATATGACATTAGGTTGTGTATCTAACGCGACTAAAAACCTTTTTACCAGTTCATCTTTTGAGATATTAATAGTCATAGGTTTAAAGGATGTTTTAATCATAAATATCAATATTTATTGTTGGTGAACTATTGTTTATCCACTACTGAATTTTTTTAATAATGAGTAAAATTAAGATAACTGAAACACAGCTAACTACTATTAAAAAATATATTAAAGAAAGTCAATTAGACCCGGAGTCTAATGCTATTCTTCAAGACATTTTAGGTACCGTTAGTGAAGGTGAGTCCATTATGGACAAAATAAGATCATATGCCAGTCGTGGATTGTTAAATACAGCAATTATAACCGCATTAATGCTTACACCTAAATTAACTACAGCCCAAAAACAAGAAGTTAAAGAACTAACCAATACCGAAACAACCGCTGAAACTAATACAGATTCTTTAACAACTAAACAAATGGATGACTGGAATGATTTCGTTAAGTATTTAAGATCAATTGGTTTAAGTGGTAGTGATAAATTAAATAATCTGACTTTTAGTAAAAAAGTTATGGATGAATATAAACAACAACATCCAGAAACAACAATTTCATATGATGATGTTATCAAAGTCCAAAAAGCTGTCAGAGCATATCGTAATTGGTGTATTACCATGACACAACAAGGTAAACTAAAACCCATAGCTAATATTAAACCTGATTACTCGAATTTCATGCCTTGGGTTTTAGGAACTAAAGATGACGGGATTTTAGGTTCATATACTTCTCAGTTCATGTTTCCTAAATATTACGTTCATAATATTATATCTAAGCAAACTAAAACTGTTGGATACGCGAATAAACAACAAAACAAATAATTCTCAATAATAGCATATTTATTAATGTAGTTTGAAAAATAACCTACACCTAAAAACAAGAGAATGAGTGATCTTTTATTAAAAATGCCGATACCATATGAACCTAAAAAGAAAAACAGGTGGTTATTAACTTTTCCTGCTGATTTAGGTATTCAACAATGGTGGTTATCATCAGCTTCACGTCCGTCAATTACCCAAAATGAAGTAGAATTACCTTTTTTAAACACATCTACTTGGGTGCTCGGTAGATTCACTTGGGAAGCAATTGATGTAACATTTAGAGATACGATTGGTCCGTCAGCAACCCAAGCTATTATGGAATGGGTTAGATTACATTCCGAATCAACAACAGGTAGACAAGGATATGCTGTTGGTTATAAAAGACCAGTTGAGTTAGAAATGTTAGACCCGGGTGGTGTTGTCATTGAAAAATGGTTATTGGATGCAACTATGCTCACCAACGTATCATTCGGTGAATTATCAATGGATGATGATGGTGTTGCTGAAATTACAGCTAGTTTACGCTTTGATAGAGCTATAAACCTGTTCTAAGAACCTTTAATTATTAATAAAATCCCGAATAATCTTCGGGATTTTTGTTTTTGGGTTATTTACAATAATAATAACGGATTTTATAATAATTCAAAATTGTATTTATGGATAAAAAACCTAGTGTATTTCCTCATGGTAAAACATCGCAAAAATCAACATCGGGTGCGACTCAAACTAAAATCGAAGCCATTTCAGAAACTTATAATAATGGAACTGAAGACCCTACATTAGCTAATGCCGTCGAACAAATGCGATTGCGCTCAATGGAACAAATGAAAAAGGTTGAAACAGGTAATAAAATTGTTTATGAAGAATTAGCTATTGAAAAACCTAAAACACAAAATAAAAATCAAACTGAAGTAATACCTGAAATACCGGTACCTCAAAAACCTATGATTGATAAATCTAAATTTGAAGCAATATCTGAACCTGATTTCGATTCATCTTTTGATCAAATACCCATTCCATCGAAGGGTAAAACATATCCAATGAAAAGAAATTCATTGAAGATTTCATTTATGACAACGCGGGATGAGGATATTTTAACATCCCCAAATATTCTTCAATCAGGGATGTTATTGGATGTTTTAATCGGTAGAAAATTACTAGAAAAACAGATCAAATATAATGATTTACTTATTGGTGACAGGAATGCTATTATGATCTGGCTCAGAGCTACCAGTTATGGTAAAGATTATACAGCTTATTTCTTGGATGAAAAAGACATACCATTTCAACATGATATTGATCTATCAATGATTAAATTCAAATATCTTACTTTAGAACCAGATGAAAATGGGTTATTCGATTTCAAATTTCCGGGTTGCGGTAATGATGTTAAATTCAGTTTTTTAACTGTTGGTGATCAAAAATGGATTGATGAAATGGTTCAAGCTGATGAGGAATCAGGTGACCCGGTAAACCACTCTAATGAATATTCTATGTTAGCTCAGATTAAATCAGTCAATGGTAGCTTCAACAGTGATGATATAAGTAATTTTGTTAAACGATTAAGAGTAGCCGATGTTAATGCGTTTAGGAAGTATATTTTAGACAATGAACCCGGAGTTGATCTCAATATTGAAGTTCCTACCCCCGGAGGTGGTACTGTCAAAACAATGTTTCCGCTTAACTCAAACTTTTTTTGGCCTAACGCCGGAATATAATCAGGAAATATTAGATGAAATATTCATCCTGAATAAACACATGGGTAGTAGCTATGACGATGTTATGAATATGTCTACTAATAAACGTCGGTATTTCATCGGATTACTACTAAAAGCTAAAGAACAACAGGAGAATAAAGTAAATAATAGTTCTGTTAGTGGAGGTAAAGGGAAAAGAAAAAGTACAATTAGCGGAGATCGACTTAAACATATGCAGAATAATAATAAAATCCCCTTTAAATAGGGGATTTTTTGATATTTATAATTATGAATCTTTTTGAAGTAATCAACACACCTACTACGTTAGTCAATTTATTTAATGATAATCCTAAAACTGAGATTCTTTCATTTATAAAAAAAACCGGCCAGCGTATAAATTTCTACGTCCATAAAGAAGATGGTGAACTGAGGATTTTGAATGGTACACCAAGAGCTATATATAACAGTTTTGAAGGTCCTTTAAACCTTAAAACAACCATATATGGAAATAAAGCTTTTATCATATATGATTGTCAAAAAAGGAAAGATGATAAGGGTAATCTTGTTATAGTCAAAACAGGTAATTGGAGAGATACATTGACTGATCTGATTAAAATCGAATTATATGATAATCATAAACAACTATTGGATTTTATGGAGTTGGAAACTGAGGATGACTCAGTAAATGATTATAATAATCAATTCAGACAATTAAAGTATGGTCAAAGTTTTTTATTG